TTTGTTTTTTACAAATGGGAGAACAGAAAAAAGAAAAGAAAATAGGAGACCGTTACAACGTTCTCCGTAAAGGTAAGGTCATCTTCTGGAATGTTGGTGAGTCAGAACTCTTTGACATTATGGAAGACCTTGCAATCGAGTCTTACTACAATAAGACACTTACATCAAAAGATATAACTTATGAACCTTATATTGAGGAACCACTAAATGGCTAAAGGAATGTTATCGGGCAGTACTTATAACCGTGATGCTCGTCCGAAAAAATCTCGACAAGGAAGAGGAAAACACTCGAAATACTCGGCAACCTCCCGTAACTCGTCTCGTAAGAGATACAGAGGACAAGGACATTAATGTATTGTCGAATCCGACTTAAAGACACAAACTATCAGGAATACCATAACTATCGTATTCTTGATAGTTCTTCTTTTAAACGTTGTCTTGAAATATATCGAGAGTATGTAACCTATAAGAAGTTTGATGATGTCGTACCAATCTTTATCGAAGAGTTTGAACTGCCACATACAGATGTGATTGGTTATTATGATGGAAACGATTTAGTGGCATTTACACTTGCCTATAAGTTTAAGAGTGTAAATAGTGTATGGGCAGATCAGTTTGCGTGGAATTATAAAAACAAGAAACTCAGTCTTGGTCATGTTGCAAATAAAAATGAGATTGCAATGTATAAGAGACTTGGATATGATTATTACTATTTGGGAGAAGAGGCAGAATATAAGAAAAAATTAGACGGATACGAAATTTCTAACTTCTTTGAAACATGTCAAAACTAATTGCAAACCTACCAACAAGAAAAGTCTGGGTAAGAAAAGAATATTTAACTGACTTCCAATCAGGTCACGGAGAGTATATTGAAGGACTATGGGTATGTGCCAAGTCAATTCAAGGTCGTGCTTTTTATTTTGAGACATATCTACCCGAATATGGTGCAATGTATGATAAATTACCCATATCCGCTTTCCTCTCTCGACCAGAAAAACCTGATCCAGATATGGATTTGGTGAATTTACAGTTCTGGAACTGTATGGATTATGATTTTACTGTGGTTGTTAAGCAATTTGTTGCTCCAATGGAGTGGGAATGTCGTACAAGACACTTTGGAAATCAAAAAGGACAGTATATTTGTACTCTTGACAACTATCACGGTGATTTTGACCAGATTGATGCGTCTACAAGTGAGATGCCTGATGAACATAAGTCCTTTAATCTGATAGAATTGCGAAATGGGCAGTATTGTCTCTATCCAAACAACCGATGTCGCATCTTTGACACCTCAATGACACCTCAGAACGTTAAAATACCTGATTTTAAGGTTTCAACACGTATTTTTGAAGTCGAGAATGATGTTAACTGGGGTCGATTAGGTGATTGTGACGACTACTTCTGGACAACACCCGATGAAAGACGAGAAGAGTAAGTATATTTTACATTGGATTGCCCAATTATCCAAAGTTAGACCAGAATTAGGTAATTTTAGCATCTGTCCTTATGCGTCAGGTGCTAATTTTAGTATTCAAGAACAAAAATTATCACAAATAAGACCAAATTCTGATTTTGATGTTATAATTTACATAGTTGAAGAAGATATTAGTGCAGATTTCCTCTATGATGCAGTTGATGACTACAATCGGAACTATGAGGACTACAAATTCATTGCAGATCATCGAAATTCCAACACTTTTATCAACGGAGTGCAAACAAACAATGGTAAATATAACTTAGTACTCTGCCAACCAAGAGAAGAATTGACTGAAGCACGAAAAAAGTTGGCAAAAACTGATTATTACGACCATTGGGACAAAAAATACCTTGAAGAGGTCTTAGAAGATGATTACGGAGTCATTAATGACGAATAAAAATGTAAAAAATGCTCATATGGGCAGTCATGTGCTTGTCGAGGTGTATAATGTACCCTTTGATAAGTTGAATGATGCAAAAAGTATCGAAGAAAGATGTGTTGGAGCTTGTCAATCTGAAGATTTACAGGTATTGAACGTATATACTCACCAATTTGACCCCTATGGAGTGACTTGTACTGTTACATTGGGAGAAAGTCACCTTTCTTGCCATACTTGGCCAGAAAAAAAGTGTGTCGCATTCGATATTTTCACTTGTGGAGGCAAAAATCCACGTTCAGTCGCTTGGTGGTTGCTTGAATACTTTGATAGTGATGATTATGTGATGAAAGATTATGCAAGATAGGGTATAAATAAATCTAAAAGCATTAATAATGGCGATTCAACGCAAATCAAGAGCATTTAAGGATATAAGTTTGTCTTTTTCACCACATCCAGTGACAAAAGATCTTCCTGTGCTTGTAAATGAGCGAGCAATCGTAAGATCTGTGAGAAATTTAGTTGAAACAATTCCAAATGAGAGGTTTTTTAGACCTTTAATTGGAACTGATGTGAGAAGATCTCTATTTGAAAATTATACTCGTAATACACTTGTAATAATTGAGGATCAAATCAGAGATACCATAAGAGCTTTTGAACCAAGAGTATCAAATGTGCAAATTGAAGCAAGATCCACACCAGATGATAATAATTTTGATATAACAGTATTTTTTGATATAACTGGATTGCAAGTTCCAACTCAATCATTTCAATTTTTATTAGAAACAACAAGATAATATGCCCTTTACACAGTTTACAAATTTAGATTTTGATCAAATCAAAGTAGCAATAAGAGACCATCTTCGTGCAAATTCCAACTTTGCTGGTTTTGATTTTGAAGGTTCCAACTTCGCAGTGTTGATTGATACACTAGCATATAACACATATATCAATTCATTCAACGCAAATTTAGTTGCAAACGAGGCATTTCTAGATTCAGCGACAATTCGTGAAAATGTGGTCTCTCTTGCACGTAATATAGGGTATGTTCCACGTTCAAGAACCTCTGCAACTGCTACAATTAATATATCAGATATAAACTTAGGTACAACAAATACAAATACACCAAAATTTATTACTTTGAGGTCTGGATTGGTATGTGTAGGTAACACACAGGGGTCTACATTTAGATTTTCAATACCAGATAGTATTACATCATCAAGAGTAGTAGACATATCGGGCACATCTTTTGCACAATTTACAAGACCAATAACGATTTTTGAGGGAACATACCTTCAGAGAATTTTTGTAATAGATACGTCTGTTGATCAAAGATTTATTATTGATAGTCCAAATATTGATAGTTCAACAATTCGTGTGTATGTGAAGGGAGTGAATGATACAGGTCTAGGAAGAAAATATAAAATGGTTGATAATATATTAAATATTGATAAAAATTCAGAAATATTTCTTGCTCAAGAGGTTCAAGATGAAAAATATGAAATATTATTTGGTGATGGTTTATTTGGTAGAAAATTAGAAAATCAAAGTATTGTCACTGTAACTTATGTTGTGACTGATGGAGAGGATGGTAATGGTCCATCTAATTTTAGTTTCCAAGGAACCTTTGAAAAAGATGATGGTGCATTCTTAAATTTAACTGATAGTGTGACAATCAACACCCTCTCAAACGCTTCTAATGGTGCTGAAGTTGAAAATGTGTCCTCTATTAAGTATTTTGCTCCAAGACTCTACTCAGCACAATATAGAGCAGTTACACCTAGAGATTATGAGGCAATAATTGGCACAATATTTCCACAAACTGAATCTGTTGCAGTTATTGGTGGTGAAGAGTTAGACCCACCACAATTTGGTAAAGTACAAATAAGTATTAAACCAAAAAACGGAACCTTTGTATCTGATTTTGACAAATCACAAATTAAAAACAAATTAAAAAATTACGCTATCGCTGGTATAAATTCAGAAATAGTTGATTTAAAATTACTATATGTGGAAGTAGAGAGTAATGTTTATTATAATACATCTCAGATATCATCAGCAAATGATTTAAGAACCAATATTATCTCTGGACTGAATAAGTATGCTAATAATGTAGAGTTGAATAAATTTGGTGGTAGATTCAAATATAGTAAAGTTAGTACATTGATTGATAGAATCGATAATGGGATAACATCTAATATAACTAAAGTCAAGATAAGAAGAGACTTAAAGGCATTATTAAATCAATTTGCACAATATGAACTTTGTTTCGGTAATCGTTTCAATATAAATCCTGCAGGTTTTAATATTAAGAGCACTGGATTTAGAATAAATGGTTTTAATGATATCGCATATCTAACAGATGTACCTCATAAAAATGGGGCAGGTAGTTTAAATGGTAGTAATATGGGAACACTATCAGTCGTTTCTAAAAATAATAAAAATCAACAAAGAGTTCTTGTTAAAGATGCTGGTAGTGTTGATTACATGAAGGGTGAAGTAATCTTGAATACAATTAATATAACATCAACTGTTAGTCAAAATAATATTATTGAAGTTCAAGCTTTCCCAGAATCGAATGATGTTGTTGGATTGAAAGATTTATACCTCAATTTTGACGTTTCTAAGAGTACAATAAATACAGTGAAAGATGTAATTGCTTCGGGAGAAGATATTTCAGGAGTTGTATTCACCAGAGATTATTACACATCTAGCTACTCTAATGGAGATTTGGAGAGGAAATAATTTATGTCACAAATTGACAAAAGAATAAAAGTCAATACTATTATTGAAAATCAGTTACCTGAGTTTGTTGTAACTGATTTCGATAAGGCAGTAGATTTTTTAAAAACGTATTACATATCACAAGAGTATCAAGGTGGACCTGTTGATTTAGTAAGTAATCTTGATCAATATTTAAAAGTTGACAATCTTGTACCTGAAGTTGTTGTTGGTGTTACAACAATTTCTGCAAATGTGTCAACAACAGATACTACAATTACTGTTCCTAGCACGAAAGGTTTTCCATCTGAGTATGGATTATTTAAAATCAATGATGAGATTATTACTTATACAGGTATTACAACTAATACATTTACTGGTTGTGTAAGAGGATTTAGTGGTATTACTGGATATAATGTCGGGGTTTCATCTTCTTTACTTAATGTAAATCAAGAAAGTTTAGAATTTAGTTCAACAACAGCGGCAGAGCATGCATCTGGATCAACTCTAACGAATTTATCTGTATTATTCATTCAGGAATTCTTCAAGAAGATGAAGAAAACTTTTTTACCTGGTTTAGAGAATAATGATTTTGCAGATAACTTAGACGTAGGTAATTTTGTTAAATTTGCACGTTCATTCTATCAATCAAAAGGTATTGAAGAATCAATTAGAATTTTATTTAAAGTATTATATGGTGTAGAATCAAGAGTATTAGATTTAGAGGGTAATCTGATAAAACCATCTGATGCAGAGTTCATACGTCGTGAAGTTATTGTAGCAGATTTAATAACACCAGATGGTGAGCCACAAAATTTAACTGGTCAAACAATTTTCAAATCAACTGATACTGGAACAAACGCATCAGTTTCTGAGGTTGAAATAATAAAGAGAGAGGGTAAAAATTATTATAAGATAGCATTATTTGTTGGATTTAGTGATCGTGACCTAATTGAAGGTGTATTTACAGTTTCGGGAAATACAAAAGTATTGGATCATGTACCTGTAGGTGCTACAATTATAAACGTTGATTCAACAGTAGGATTTGGTACAACAGGAACAATTGTTAGTGGTCAAAATAATCACATTGATTATACCTCCAAAACAATTAATCAATTTTTTGGTGTTACTGGTGTAGGGGTTGGAATTGCAACTGCCGATAATATAAGGGCAGAGGAGACTATCTTTGGATTTGAGAATGGTGATTTATCAAAAAGAGTTGATTTAAGAATTACTGGGGTATTATCTGAATTAGTTCCAATCACCGATATAAGTTTGATAAACGAGGGTGAAAATTTCTTTGTAAAAAATATTGGTGAAAAAATAGAAAATGATAATGAAAATTATAAACAAATCTTTGCAAATTCTTGGATTTATAATACAAGTTCAAGATTTGAAGTTGAAATACCATTTGGAAGTTCAACTTTTACGTTAAATACACCGATAGATAAATCATCATTAAAAGTAGGCGATAGATTTGATATTTTAAAACGCAATGAGCAAGTTATTGTTGGTGGAGGTTCTGTTGGAAGTATAGATATTAGTTTAAATCAAATTACAGCGTCAAATATCGCAGGATTTACTCAAGATGTAAATCAAAAATATGATATACGTAGAAAAGTAGAGACTGCAACAAGTTCTGGTGTAGGTATAAAAGAGGGAAATAATAAGATTATCGCAGATGTATTAAGTGTTTATACTGATGGTAATGTTGATGGTTATGTTGCATCAAACTCTTTCCCAAGTTATGATATTACAACTGATATTGTTGAGGAAACATTAACTGGAGGCACTGCTACAGGATTAGATGGTTTTAATCCTCTAAATCAAAAATTCAGTTTTATTAATTTTAATGTCAGTAGAAATATAAAATTCATTCAGGGTGATCCAGTCACTTATCAACCAGAAGGTGAAGCTTTAGTAGGTTTAGATACTGGAAGAACATATTTTGTAGATCCTGTTATACCTAGTGACCCAAATCAAAATATAACAAAAATAAGAATTTTTAATTCTACAGCACAAATTGGTTCTGGAAGCACTGTTCAAATTGGTCCAACTACCTCCACAACTGATGTTCATAAATTTGTTTTACAAAGGCATTCAAGTCGAAATTTAGAACCAGATAAAATTTTAAGAAAAATACCATTATCACAAAATTTATTTGTAAGTTCAAATCAGGATATTCCCACTAACGATATCGGAATATTAATTAATGGTGTTCAAATTCGTTCACCTATTTCTGATAATCAGATATTTTTTGGACCTTTAGAGTCAGTTGATTTATTAAATGGAGGAGATGGGTATGATATTGTCAATCCTCCAGTTGTTGGTATTGAAACAAGCAGTGGAATTGGTGCAGAGGTTGAACCAATAATACAAGGAACAGTTAAAGAAGTATTTGTAGACCCTCAAGAATTTGATATTGACCAAATAACAAGTATTTCTCTAACAGGTGGTAATGGAACTGGTTGTGTATTACAACCTATATTAGGAACTAGAAATAGAGAATTATTATTTGATAGTAGAGATATTTTCTTTAATGGTGGTGTTGATATTGTTAATGAAACCATAACTTTCAAAACACAACATAATTTAGATAATGGAGAAATTGTTTACTATGGTTCAAATGGTAATAACCCAATTGGTATTGGAACTGCGTATGATTTACTTAATCAAGTAGATACAACCTTATCTGATGGTGCTCCATACTTTGTAAGGTCTGTCAATCCGACGACAGTTAGGTTATTTAATAGTAGAGTAGACGCATTATTTGGTAATGCAGGTATCAACACCGTTGGATTATCAACTGATACAGCAGCAAGTGGTATTCATAAATTTAGAACAGAGAGTAAAAATACTTTAGTTGCAGTTAAAGTGTTAGAGGAGGGTTCTGGATATACTCATCGTAAATTAAGGGTTAAACCATCTGGAATATCCTCATCATTTAATACAATATTTTTTGATAATCATGGATTTGAAAGTGGTGAAATAGTTGAGTATTCTGCAGAAACTACACCTGTGCAAGGATTAAGCACAACAACATCTTATATTATTAAAAAATTAAATGATGATTCCTTTAAATTAGCAAATGCAGGTGTTGGTGGAACATCAAGAAATGATTTCAATCGTGGTAAATTTGTAGATTTCAAATCATCAGGTCAAGGATTCCAAATATTTAACTATCCACAAATCAAAGTAAATGTTGATGTTTCTTATGGATCAACAATCACTGGTGATATAATTATTAATCCTGTTGTTACAGGAAAATTAATAGGTGGATATCTTTATGAATCAGGTACAAATTATGGTTCTAATATACTTGACAAAGAGGTAACTCCTAAAGTAACAATAAAAAATGGAAGATTTGCAGAATTTAAACCTATTATCGTAAATGGTAAAATAACTGATGTTGCAGTTGTGAATAGGGGTAGAGAATATAATTCAAGTCCTGAGATTAGAGTTATTTCAACTGGTGCTGGTGCTGGTGCTGTTGTACGTCCTGTCGTTGAGAATGGGCAAGTAATTGATGCTATTGTGACTAATACTGGTATTGGATATGATAGTAATACCACAGAGGTTAGAGCATTCTCTAGAGGTTCAAATGGTGCATATGCTGCTAGAGTAAGAAGTCTTACACTTAACAATACACATAGATTTGGTGATTCATTTTTATCAACAAAGGAAGGAACTTTAAGATTTAGTATCTTAGGATATTCTCAAGATATAGCAGATAATTTTGAAAGCACATTTACTGTTACTGGAAGTGGAGAATTTGATAAGATTACAGGTCATTCACCGATTGTTGGTTGGGCATATGATGGTAATCCAATATACGGTCCTTTTGGTTATTCTGATCCTGATGATATAAACTCTTCCTTAAAAATTATATCACCATCATATGTCCTTAACATAAGTAATGTTAAAAATCGTCCAGCTGGATACACAGCAGGGTTTTTTGTTGAAGATCACTACTTTAACGGAACTGGAGACCTTGATATTCATAATGGTAGATTTGGAAAAACACCAGAATTTCCAAATGGAGTCTATGCATACTTTACAACTGTTGGATTAGGTACTAATACTAATAAATTAGAGGGATCATATCCTTATTTCATTGGAAACACTTATCGTTCACCTTTAATTGCTGAAAATCAAATATTGAATCAAGAGTTTGATTTTAATAATTCTGGTTTAAGAAGAAATACTTTACCATATAATGTTGATGAACCATTTGCTGGAAATGATTTTGTAATTGAATCTTATGAAAAAATAAGACAAGTTTCAAAAATTGA